CTTTTTCATTATTTTTAAGAATGTCCCGTTGATAATTTAGAAGTTCATAATTTGATTTTTGACGCTGTATTAATAATTCTTTATTATTAATAGGTGTTTTTATAATTTTATCAATAATTTTCATTCCTCCAATTGTTGTTGGTTGTTTATTTAACCATTCATCAATATTTGTATCAGTATATACATTATCACTAACAATAATTTTATTGGATGTATCATTATTTTTAAGAATATTATCTAATAGAACATTTACTGTTGCATCGGGTATTTCAAAAAAGATATTTAAATCTTCAATAGAATTCATTTTTAATATTATAATATAATAAATTATATGATATATTAACTCACATATAAAAAATAAAAAATGAATATATATTAAAAACTTTTAAATTAAAATATGGATTATATAGTTATTATTCATGATAATTATATTTATAAAATTAATAAAGAACCATATGAAACAGATGAAAATACTTATTTTAGGGGATGGTATATAATTAAAAATTTTAATAATGATGATATTATATGTCGTTCAATTATGTATTTAAATGAAAATAAAAATAATATGAAATATTTTTAATTTATTTTTTTATTTGCAATTATATCTACCATTGCATCCAACTCCTCCTCTTAATGATGATGACGGTTTATTATTATTATTATTCATTAATTCGCCTAAATTAAAACCTGAATTTTTATCAGCTAACATACGTGCTCCAAGTAAAGCAAGAGCGGATATAAAAGGAGTTAAAACAATATCACCACCTTTTTTAACTCCATTACCTCCTTTGCGTGATTTAGATGATTTATAAGATCCACCAGAAGTGCCTGAATTACATGCACAACCACCATTCATACTATAATAAAAAACATCATTTAATTCAATGTTTTTTTCACCTCCGCGAATACCAGGCATTGATGTCAGTGTTGATAAATTAGTAGGAGGGATATAAATTTCAGGACCTCCTGTAATATTATTAACAGCATTATTATTAACAGAGGAATTTAACATATATTCAGTTGAGTTTGGAGAACTAGAATAAGGAGCAATAAAACCACCTCGACGCAGATTTTTCTTTGACATATCTATTTAAATGAGAGATTATTTTCTAATATGAAATACTAAAAAGACAGCTGCTAAAGTTGTAAAAAAATTTAATAATATAATTAATATAACAAATGGAATAATATAATATAATAAATAAATTAATATTGGTTTAATAATTTCAGTTCTTATATCCTCATTTAAAACCTCTTTACGAATAAATTTAATAATTAAATCAACCGTTTTATTAGTATTTTTTTGTTGCGTCATTATTATTATATTGATTACCTTAATATTATACAGAATGAAACATTCATTAAAAAATCCGCAAAAAAAAACATCTTGTTATGTTTCATATATAGATAAACCATTAAAAATTGGTTTAAATGAAATAAAAATAAATAAATTTTTTAATAATGGATATAAAATAGAATGTTATTTACCACCTAAAATAAATGATCATTCTATATCTATAATAGAAGAACTTGATAATATTTCATTAAATACCTTAAAAAATAATCATGAATTATTTAGAGATGTAGATATTGATTTTAATAATATTGATAATATTTATAATTATTCTTATGTTTCTGATATATCATCGCTAACATTAACATTAAATAATAAAACAGATTGTTATTTTAATGGTATAGATAAAGATTTTGTTGATATTATAGAAATATTGAAAGATACAAGGAAACTTAAAGATTATAATATAAATGTTGAGATTAGTTTTTTAGGTTTATTTATATATGAAAATATGATTATAAATAAATGGATCGTTAAATCTCTAAATATTGAGGAATTAATGGAGGATTTTTCAGATTGGAATAAAATAGATATAGAGACAGATTGGGAAAATGAAATAAATAATTATGAAAATAATATAAATGATAAAATAGAATTTTATCATAAATCTTTGTCAAATGCTAAAATATTATTGGAAGAAATAAAGAATGAAACAAATTTTAATATTTGGGATAAAAAAATATTAAAATTAAAAAAACAAATAATAAAAATATAATTTAATTTTATCTATATTATTATAATAGATAGATATTAAAATGAGTTCTTCAAATAGTTCATCAATTGTCATTTCCTTTTCAATTGCTATATTATTATTATTAACATTACTATTGCTAATATCATATAATTCTAAATGTAAAATGGATAATATTGAGCGATTTGAAAATGATGTTATGATACCTGATACTAATCAAATTAAAGATATCTTAAATCAAAATAAAAATAATGATAAAGCATTATTTTCAGTTGCCACTAATAGTAATAATTATGTTAATTTAGATGCAGCAGCTAATCCTGTGCAAGGTTCTGTAAATCCAAATGATGAAAAACAGGGTTATTCATCAACATCTGGAGCATATATGCCGCCAAATACTTCTGAAAGTTTTGTTGGTACTAATAATAATGATATTGATGATGGTAATTCTTGTTTTATCCGAGATAGATTAACTAGTTCTGATTTATTACCAAAAGATAGTGCCAATTCAAAATGGGCAGCAATTAATCCGGCTGGTTCTGGTATGTTAGGTGATCAAAATTTTTTAACTGCTGGTTATCATGTAGGTATTAATACTATTGGACAATCTCTAAGAAACGCTAATTTACAATTACGTTCAGAACCACCTAATCCCCAGGTTGCTGTAAGTCCATGGGGTATATCAACAATTGAACCTGATATTCGCACAGTTGCATTTGAAATAGGTAGTTCATCATAATTTTAATCAAATACAACATAACATTTAGTATTAATAATATCTTGTTTTGGAACTAAAGAATTTTTATTTGAAATCTTTATTTGTTTTTTATATGAAAATTTTGACATATTTTCATAAATCTTTTTTTGATTTTCTAATGCATATGTTATTATTTTTGTATTAAATGCCCATTTAAAAAAATTCAATTGTCCTATTGTTGTTTCTATATCCTCATCTTCATTTATTTTAAATATAATTCTATCGTGTCTTCTGAAAGCATCAAAATTAAATTTTTTAAATGATTTTAATTGTGCTCTATAATCCAGATATAATGTAATTTTTTTATATTTTTCATTATTATGATTTTCTGGTAAATTATCATATATATCATTATCCGTATCATTTATCCAATAAATTATATTATTTGTTTTTGCATATCGCGTTACTAACCAATCTATCATACGTAATGATAGTTCATGTTTTCCATCTATAATATTTTTTAATGTTAATTTATAAATATTATTATTATTATAAAAAGAATTTAAAGATGCTAATAATAATTCTTTACTACTATTATTATTTTCTGTCATCATTGTTTAATTTATATTAAAATCGTTTATATCATTATTTAGTAAAAATTATCATATCAAATATTAATGCTATTATTGATAATGCCATTAATAATCCTATTCTCAAATCCCATATTAATATATATATATTAATAATTATTATTATCATTAATATCCAATTATGTTCATATAATTCTAATAATTCTTCTGGATATGGAACTGATGGACGTAATCCATAAATTATTAAATAAGCTGAAATTATTCCGATTATTATATATCTTATGAAAATATCTATATAATTACTAATCATTTAATCTATTATTTTAATTTAAAATATTATTTTTCTTTTCCATAATAATATTAGAAAAATGCAATATGCATCATTAGATGAAGCATATGGAGGTTTTAATAATCAAGTTCCTAAATTTAGAAATAAAAAAAAGAATTGCGAAAAATTTATAAATGATTATAGTCAATCTCAGGATTGTTATTATGATTCTGAAGGTATATCTATGCCATCATGTGAAAAATTTAGCAATGGTAATGCCAATGGTAATGCCAATGGTAATGTCAATGTCAATGGTAATGCTAATGGTAATAGTAATAGTAATGGTAATAGTAATGCTAATGTCAATGGTAATAGTAATGCTAATGTCAATGGTAATAGAAATGCTAATGGTAATAGTAATGGTAATGGTAATGCCAATGGTAATAGTAATGGTAATGGTAATGCCAATGGTAATACTAATAATAATGGTAATAGAAATAGTAATACTAATACTAATGCTAATAGTAATACTAATAATAATGGTAATGGTAATGGTAATGGTAATGGTAATGGTAATAGTAATGGTAATGTCAATGGTAATGTCAATGGTAATGGTAATGGTAATGCTAATGGTAATATTTATGAGGGTTATGCAAGTTATGATAGTTATGATAGTTATGCAAATTATGCAAGTATAAATAATAAAGATTGTTCGCCATTACAACCACCAGTATATACATTACCAATTGATAGCAATTCTAAGAATGCTTTTAATAAAGCATTAGAAACATCTTTAAATACAAATATAAATGAATATGAAAAAAATAATCCTAATAAATTTTCAATAAGACCATATGATTATGATGAATATGACGCATATTTGAATATATCTGATATAAAAACCAATAATAAGGATGAAACATCTGAATATAGAACAACACCATTTTTAGAGGAATATTTAAAAAATTTGAGAGATAATTTTAAAACACCGGTGAAAGATCAGGGAATAAAAATAAATGATATAGAACAATTTACAAATTTTATTAATAATGCAAATAATATAAAAGTTGATATAAATTTATATAATTTATTTTTATTTATATTCATTGGAATAATAATAATTTTGTTATTTGATCAAATAACAAAATTGGCAATAATAATTGCTAATAAAAATATATAAGAATGGTTTTTTAATTATAAAATAATGAAATATTTTACACATTTAGTTTTTTCTGGAAGTGCATTACGCTCATTTTGTTTATTAGGAATATTGAGATATATTTATTTTAATAAAATGGAAGATCACATTAAAAATGCTGCAGGAACATCAATGGGATCTTTTTTTTGTTTAGCATTTGCTTTAAAAATACCTATAGACGAACTGGAAGAAATGATAAAAACATTAATAAATATACCTGAAGTGATATCAGTATCTTCAGATGATTTTATAAATTTATTTACAGATTTAGGATTTAATAATTCAAAATTATATTTATCAGAAATTAAGAATTTTTTAAAAAAAAAGTATAATATCGAAGATATTACATTTATAGAATTATCTAAACTAACAGGGGTTAATGTATTTGTTAGCACTACAAAAATAAATACAGGTAAAAATTTTATATTTAATGTAAATGACACACCTAATGTATCAGTATTAGATGCTGTTGCAGCATCAATGTGTATTCCATTATTATCGCAGCCAGTAAAAATAGGTGATAATTATTATGTGGATGGATGTTTAACAAATAATTTACCATATGAAATATTTAATAATATAAATCAGGATGATATATTAAATGTAGCTATATATATTAAAAAAGATTATGAAGTTACAGATATAATTAAAATGGATGAAGAATTAAATTTTTTTAATTATTATAAACAAATATGTTCAATTATTTATTCAAATTCATTACATTGTAGTTATATATCAAAATTACCTAATTTTAAAAATCCATTATTAATAAGTGATAGTCCATTTACTTCTTTTTATAATATTAAAGTTACAGATGATTCATTTGCATTTAATATTAAAGATGATGATATTGAGAATTTAATATTGCAAGGATTTAGAGATATTAGTAATTATATGAAACAATTTGAAATTATTGAAGAAGTAATCGTTTCTTAATATTTTGATTAGAAACATCTTCAATTTTCCAAGAAATATAAATATTATTATTATTGGGTTCCGGTAAAATTGAGACATATAAACCGCTTTTTTTTAATTCTGCTATAATATAATTCATACAATTGGCATAATTATATAAAGGATATCCTATTATAATTGGTGGTATAGTATAATATAAAGATTGACCGCCACTTTCAGCAATAGTTTTTATTTTTTTATGACATGCATTTAAGATAACATTAAATGCTTCATTAATTTTATTATCTTTTTTTTTCTTAATTTCATATAAGTCATATAATGATAATTTAGAAATCATATTTTTTATATTTAAATATTTATATTATTTTTTAATCATATTTAAATATCCATCCAGGATAATCACTTTTAATTATACGATTAGCAAATTCAAATAATTTTTCTTCTGTTCTATCATCATCAAAAGTATAAACACGTTGAGTATTTTTATTATATAAAAATATTGTTGGTGTGCTATTTATATTATATTTATTTCCCATTTCAGTGCCTTTTCCATTATCAGTAATATCATATTTAATAGTATCAAAATGATAATAACCAGGATTATCATTAATTTTCTTTGAAAAATTATTCCATACATTTTTTTCAAAATCTTTACAATGTCCGCATCTTTCCATACAATAATATTGTAATGTATATAATTTAACATTTGAATTTGTAAATTTATCATAAGTTTTATAATATGTGCCAGCTATAATAGCTATAATAATTAAAACTATTAATACAATTGATAATATCCAAAATCCAGAACTTTTTCCTTGTTCTGTACTTGATGAATAAGTTGAACGTGAATTAAATCTTGATTTAAATGAAGAAGAAACCATATTATAAATAACCTAATCTATTTATTTATAATATTTTAATTGATAAGTTATTAAAATATAAATAAACTAAAACTAATAAAAATAAGGTATAAATACAAAAATCAAAATAGATGATATATTTAACTATAATATCATTAATATTAATCATATTTTTATTTTTTAACCAAATAATTGAATTGACAATAAAAAATAAATAAAATAATAATAATATGAAGAGTAAAATATAAATCATTTTAATATAATCTATTAATAAAAAATGATAAAAAATTATATTATATTATTTATAATGGTTAATTTAGCTTTTACATTAAAAAGTTTATTAATAGTTGGTAATACTACACCAACTATATATTCAGCTGTTAAAAATTCTAAATTATCACTCGAACATGTTTTTCCAAAATGTTATATGTATAAGAAACATTATAATGACGCACATAATATATTCAAATGTGATTCATATATTAATAATATAAGATCTAATTATAAATATGTTGATAAATATAATAATAATTTTACAAGATTATATGATACAGATAATTTCGTAAATACAAAGCAAAAATTATTTATACCCGATGATGCAAGCAAAGGGATTATATCTAGATCAATAATGCATATGTGTTATGAATATAAATATGATTATAAAAAAGTAATTGATTATAAAAATTTAATTGAATGGTGTTTAGATTATCCACCAACAAAAGAGGAGATATATCATAATAATTATATATTTCAGAAACAAAAAACGAGAAATATGTTTATTGATTTATATTTTAAAAAGAAATATAAAAATTTATTGATTCAATATTTTTCATAAAAAATGATTATTTTTGTTATTTATAATAAACAACAGTTATGACTACTAAACAGAAATTGGGACAATTTTATACAACTAATTATGATTATATATTGCAGAATTTATATATACCTAAAAATATAATAAAAATAATAGAACCTTTTGCGGGTAATGGTGATTTATTAAATTTTATTAAAGATAAAGAATATTATGAATTAGAATGCTATGATATTGAACCAACGAAAGATTATATTATTGAAAAAAATACGATATTAGATCCGCCTAATTTAAATAATTCATTTATATTAACAAATCCACCATATTTAGCAAGAAATAAATCAAATGATAAAGAATTATTTGATAAATATAAAACAAATGATTTATATAAATGTTTTATAGAAATCTTAATTTCAAATGAATGTTTAGGTGGTATATTAATAGTTCCATTAAATTTTATATGTTCAATACGTAAAAATGATATTGATTTGAGAAAGAAATTTATATCAAAATATAATATTTTAATTATAAATATATTTGAAGAACAAGTTTTTGAAGATACAACATATACAATATGTTCATTTCAATATGAAAAGAAAGAAAAAGAACAAGAAAAAGAAATTAAAGTTTATATATATCCATCAAAAATAGATTTTAATATTAAATTAAATAAGAATAATAATTATACAATTGGTGGTGATATATATAATTTAGAACAAAATGAAAAATATAAAATTGATAGAGCAACAAAATTATATGATAATAAAGATAATTTTACAAATATTTTAGTAAAATGCATTGATGATAATATAAATAATAAAATTGGATTAAAAATAGTAGATGATAAAATAAGAGATAAATATATTGATAATACTCCTAAATTATCAGCAAGATCTTATGCTATATTAGTGATAAAACCAAAAATAACAATAATACAACAGCAAAAATTGGTAGAATATTTTAATAATTTTCTAAATGAAAAAAGAAATAATTGCAATTCATTATTTCTATCTAATTATAGAGAAAGTAAAGAAATTGCAAGAAAAAGAATATCATTTACATTAGTATATGAAATATGTAATTATTTATTAAATACTACTGATATTTATCAATAAAATATTGTTGAATTTCAATATGATTTCCAATTATTAAGTTTTCTATATTATTAAATTTTTTTTTCAAATCATTAAATTTATTTTTTAAATCCGTATCTATTAATATAATATAAATATCATATATTACACTAAATTTAATAATCCATTCACATAAAATATAAGCTTCATCAAATACATTATCTTGATGTCCTCCATTTCCTATAACTATTTTAGCAAATACCCAACCATTTATTTTACCACTTAATTTTGCATCAAATGATTTTAAACAATCATTTAAAGATATTTTATTTTTCTTTATATCATTATTATTTAATATAAATCCATCTTTAGTTGGTCTATATGCATTAACAGTTAATTTATCCATAAAAATGCCAACTTTATTACATGTAATATTGCATGTATCAATTTGCAATAATTCATCTTTAGTTCCTTGACGTGATGCATTAATTGAAATTCTACCAGATAATATTATTAATAATATTATATTTTCATTACATTCATCCAATAACTCTTTTTCTGTTTTATTAAATTTTGCTAATTCTAATAAAACACGTTTATATTCTTCATTATTAATATCTTTATTAAAATTTCTTTCTTTTATTTTATTCATAGCTAATTCATTATTTATTTTTTGTCTTTCATTTCTAATATTATAAATATCAATTATAATAGGATTTATAATATCCATTTTTTTATTTTAATTATAAATAATTTAAATCATTTTTTAATAATATTATCTAAAAATATATTTAAGGGTTTATTATGAATCTCCTTAAATCCTTTTTTAAATTTAAGTATATATAAAAAAATGATAATGATTTAATAATGAAAAGATATATAATTCGTATAAATGATTTACACTAAGCGGAGGCAAGCCAAAAGTGAAGATGAAAATATTAATAAAGATATTAATAAAAAACATCAAATATTTTTAGATAAAGCAGCTGAAATTGCCAAATATTCAACGATGCAACAAAAACATGGAGCAGTTATTGTACATAAAAATAAAATAATTGCATATGGATTTAATTATATTACTCATTATTTAAATGATAATAATAGTATTCATGCAGAAGTTGCTGCAATTAGTCAAGTATTTAAAAATAAAACTATTCTCGAAGAATGTGATATTTATGTTGTTAGAATTGCTACTGCCAGATTTAATAATTGTTTAAAATTATCTAAACCATGTGATAAATGTACTAAATTTATTAATAAATATAATTTAAGATGTGCTTATTATTCTACAAATTATGAATTTGAATATATGTTATCTTAAATATCTAAACTCATTGAAACTTTCGGAATTATTCTTCTTATTGTTTTTTTAACTACCATTTCTCTTTCATCTTTATTGAAAATCTTTGCTAGTAGTTCTTCGCCTGTTAAATGTTTATTATTATTAATAATTTCTCTAACTTCTTTAATATTGATAGGTTTATAAACATTCTTAACATTTGTTTTTAATCTCCCATTTTGTGTATTTAAATCATTATAATTATATTTAAACATAAAATCTTCAATCTTATTATTTAAAACTTGTTGTAATGTTTTTCTCTCTCTAATTGCGATTTTTAATTTTCTAATTGCATCATCATATTTAAACCAATCTGCAACTAAATTTTTAAATGTATCCATTTCATCTGCAGTTGGTTCTTTCGCTTTTGAAATTATATCATCAATTAAATTTGTATTATCCATTATATCTCAAATATTAAAAAAATCTTTAAATCTATTTATTTTTTCTTTTTTATCCCTGTTTTTGCTTTTGGATATGGTGTTTTTCTTATTGATTTTGATTTTGCTTTATCATAATCAGGAACATTTTCTTCAATAAATTGTGATACAGTCTTTTCATCTCTTGAATTATGAAATCTTATTTTATTACTACTTCCATTTCCAACATAAGCAACAATTGTTGGATATCCTGTTATTGATTTAAAAACATCGGGAGCTTGTCTAATTGTTGTTAATTCAATTTCATAAAATTGTTTGATATTTCCATATTTTTCTTTTAATTTATCCCATATTGGCATAAAACTGCGACAATATCCGCAATCTTTCCAATGATATAATAAAATACATCCACGAGATGATATATCTTTTATTACAGTATTTAAACTTTTATTATCTACTTTATCAATTATTTTTGGATGCGTACTCATTAATTTTCTATATATATATAAATAAAATAATAATAATTATGGATTTAAATTTAGCTAAACAATCTTATAATATTTCTTGTGATCATATTACAAAATTAAATAATAAATATAAAACAGAAAATGATTTATTGGTTAATAAACATTTTAATTGTACTGATAAAATGAATATAGATGATTATGATAATGATAAACAATATATAAAATATATTAATAATTTATATATAACAAAAAAAACTTGTATTTATAAATCAACTGAACCTGATGATTTTAAATGGACATCTGTTTTTAATAATGATTTAATTAATGATGGTAATGCACGCGCATTATTTAATGAAAATACTAGACAAAAAACATTAGTTAGACATTAGCAATATAATTTATTTCTTTTTTATAATCATCTGATGGTTTTTCTATAATAATTATTGAATTATCAAAGTTTTTAACAAATTCTTTTAATAATGATGGATGTATTTTACCTTCAAATAAATATTCATGTCTATCTACATTAGCACCCTTAATATTTTTACTATTATTTAAATGAATACATAATATATCATCTTTATCAGGTATTAATGATACAATTTCATTTAGTTCATAGCCAGCATTCCAAATATGACATGTATCAATACAAATTTTAAATAATTTTCTTTCTTCCGCTGTGAAAGAATAATAGAAATTTAAGAAATCAATAAAATCTTTTAATAATTCTGTTCCTTGTCCTGCTGGTGTTTCCAATAATAATATTGTTTTTATATTATGAATAATCATTTCATTTATAATATTTTTTATATTATTTTTCATTATTAATAAACTTTCTTGAATTGTTCCAGTTGTTGATTTTCCAACATGAATAACATAACCAACCGCACCAATCATATTTGCAGTAATCAAATCATTAAATACAATAGTATCAGTAATTTCTAATAATTTTTTACCACTAATAAAAGGTTTAGCAATATTAAAAGCATATGGAGAATGAACAATTATAAAGAAATTATTATTAATGCAATATTTTTTAATTAAAGATGATTCATATAAATATTTATCATTATTAGTTATATTCAAACTTCTTGGATTAGTTGTAAATATTTGTAAAGCATTACCACCATTTATTTTAATTTGTTCCATTGTTTTTATTATGGTTGATTCTCTTGATATATGAGCTCCAATAATCATTACTTGTCAATTATATAATTAATATCATTTTTTATTTAAATAATAGTTGTTTTTATAAATATATGAATAAATTATGTCTAAAACACATCCATTAATAATTAAAGGTACTCATATTATCATTGATATTAATGAAATAGATAATAATGAAATTCTAAAATTTAGTAATACTATTTCAATAATTCTTGATAAAATAGTTGAAAAATTTAAATTAAATGTTGTTGGTAAAATTATACATCAATTTGAACCATTTGGTGTTACTGGCGTATATGTATTAAGTGAATCACATTTATCAATTCATACATTTGTAGAAGAAAAAAAATTAGCAATGGATTTATATACTTGTAATACATTTGAAAATAGTATTGATGTTATTGATTATATTAGAAGTTTATTTTCTCCATGTATGTGTAATTACAAAATAATATCTAGATAATTATTTTTTAATTATTTTTTAATTATTATAATCAATAAGATATTTACATATATTAAAATCTATTTTATAACGATATGGACATTTAAAATATAATGAATTCTTTTGTGTTGCTAAAAATTTAACTAAACACATATGATGAATATGATAATTATTTGAATGATATTTATGAATATTTTCAAATAAATTAACAACTTCTTTTTTATTATTATTTAATGTTTCTAAGCAAATAGGACAATAACTATTAGGTTCTATTGTGCTAGTAATAATATATGGTAAATTATTAATTTTCCAGCCATATCCAATCATTTTATAAATATCAATAAATATTTCATGATTAGTATGAAATCCTCTTATAAATTGTGTTGTTTTATTTTTGATATCTGTTATTATTTTTTTAGTAATAAGATAATTATCCATATGATCATATGGAGTACTAGTATTATTAGAATAATAATATTTTAATTTTTTATCATTTCTATCATCTTTACCTAATAATAATCCATAACAAATATAATTATTATTTTTAAATGGAGGTTCATCATTTGATATTGTTATATCAAAAGTTATTTTTAAATTCTCAATATTATTAGCATTATCTGTAATAAATTTATAAAAGTTTATATGATCTAATCCATGTTTGAATGCTATTTTTATTATTGGATTTTTAATAAATCTATCAACCGTTTCTATATCATATGATATATCATAAAATCTATTTAAAGAAAGTTTTTTATTTAAAAAAGCTTTTCTAAAGAAAGTAGCCAATAATCTATCACATACATATTTATCATATATAATACCATTATTATTAATTATTTCTTGTTCGAGAGAAAATAAGAAAGTATTTAATTCTTGATAATATAACATTTTTATATAAATAATATTTTTTTAATAATATTATCATTTTTTATATAAAAATAATATCAATATTTATAAATGAAATGATTGTTTATTTAAATATACCATATAAAGATCGCAAAATAGTTAAAAATTATGGTGCTATATGGGATGCAAAATTAAAAAAATGGTATTGTGAAGAAGATAATGAATTATGTTCATTATATAATATTTATAAAGAAATAGAAATATTAGGTGAAGATCGCGAATTTGGTTCAAATAAATTATTTATAGATATGATTCCTAAAACATCATATTTTAAAAATGTTCGTTCATTATTTAATGATTGTGATTGGAATTTAATAAGACATCACATTTATGAAAGAGTTAATCATAAATGTGAATGTTGTGGTAAAAAAAAATTTAAATATTTAGATGCACACGAAAGATGGGAATTTAATGAAGAAACAAAAAAACAAAAATTAGTCAGAATTATTGCATTATGCAAATTATGTCATGCTGCAACACATTATGGACATTCTAAAAGAACAAAAAATATAGATAAAATTAATATTCATATTAAAAAAATAAATAATTTTAGTGATGAAGAATTACAAAACCATATTAATGATGCTTATAAAATATGGAAAGAAAGAAATAAAATTAAATGGGAACTTGATTTATCTATTATAACTAATTCAGGTTTTGAAATTAAATAAAAAATATATTATTATATATAGATTATGAATAATGAATTATTATATTTATTAAATGATTTTATAATTGAAATAATACATAAACATAATTATTTTACTGAGAATGAATATAAATCCATTATAAATATAAATAATTCTTCTAAAATTGATTCTGAATATGATTATCATATTAATAGTAAAAATAAAATAGATGTTCAACATTATATATTTTATTTTTTATTAGAATATTTAAAAAATATTACATCTATTAATAATAAATCAATTAGAAGTCAATTATAATCTATGATCTTATATAAGCTTTATAAATATTATTTTTCATAATTGAACAATTAAATAATTGAATTATATTATTTGTATTATTTCTAAATAAAATGATCCAAATTGAACAATTACCTGAATTACATATAATATATTTACATTTACTCATTATTAATGTTATTGCTAAATATTTTAAAGAATATTCATAATTAAGTTCTTTATATATTTTATCAACTGTTGAATATTGACTTGACATATGTCTTATTTCATCATAAAAAATTATATTATTTGGAAATTCTGATTTCATTGTATCTAAAAAATTTGTTTCATCCGATTGAATAAGAAATTTAATATTTGGGTCTTTTTTTAATATTTCTTTTGCTTGTATAATATAATCTTCAAAAGGCGGTAATGCAATTTCTGTTATTTTATCATTACCTCTATAAAATAACACACAAATATTATCATAATCAATTGAATATTTGTGTTCAATTTCTGATTGTATTTTTAATATATTATCATTTGGTGTAAAATATTTACGTATAAATGGATTTAATAATTCAAAATTTAGTGTTGTAAAATTTTTAAATTGATAATCAGCAATATAATTAATATAATCAATGTTTTTAATATTTATATTATTATCATTATAATGTTTAAAATAATTAAAAGTTATATCTTCTGTATTTTTCTTATAAACAGTATATAAACCTTTTGTATCATAAACAATTGGTAATTGTTTATATGCATTGTAAAATTTAATTAAGTTTTCTAATCTTAGAGAACAATTACAAAAAAATCCACCACCTGCATACGAAGTAGTTAAGTTCATAATGAATCTTTAAAGATTCAAATCTTTAAATCGATTATAATCTATCTATAATTGAAAATTGTCTTACATTTGTTGTATTATTTCTGAAAAATATCATCCAAATTGAACAATTACCAGCATTACATATAATATATTTACATTTACTCATTATTAATGTTATTGCTAAATATTTTAATGAATATTCATAATTAAGCTCTTTATATATTTTATCAACTGTTGAAATTTGTTTTGGCATATGTCTTATTTCATCATAAAAAATTATATTATTCGGAAATTCTGATTTCATTCTATCTAAAAAATTTGTTTCATCTGATTGAATGAGAAATTTTATATTTGGTTCTTTTTTTAATATTTCATTTGCATGTGAAATATAATCTTCAAATGCTGGTAATGCAATCTCTGTTATTTTATCATTACCTCTATAAAACAAAACACAAATATTATCATAATCAATTGAATATTTTTGTTCTATTTCTGATTGTATCTTTAATATCTTTTCATTTGGTGTAAAATATTTGCGAATAAATGGATTTAAAGATATTAAATCTAAAGTTTTGTAATTTTTATATTGATAACATTCATGATAATTAATATCATTTGAATATTTAATATTAATATCATTATCATTATAATGTTTAAAATAATTAAAAGTTATATCATCTGTTGTATTTTTTTTATACCAAGTATAAAAACCAGTAGTATCATAAATATTGGGTAATTGTTTATATTTATTAAAAATTAAAATTAAATAATATAATCTTAGAGAACAGCATGAAAAAAATCCACCATCGTGCGAAAGAGCAAAATTCATAATATTAATAATTTTATATATATAAAATCTTTATATATAAAAACTTTTATTTAGTAATAATAGAATTATATGTCTGTTGTTCCTATTATAAATGATAATAAAAAAGGTTTTGAAATATTAATAAATATTATGTCTGATTATATTCCAGATAATAATCATTTTACTTATAATGGCAAACCTATATTAAATAAAACAACTTTCAATTCTAAAAATGATTTATCTAAAATTTATTATAAAAGTAGTTCCTTAAATCAATTTATTAAAGAAATTGAAATGGGTAAATATGATTTTCATTTGAATCAATATAATAAAAGTTGTATTCAGAGAATTTATAATAATATGTATGAATCAAAATGTATGTCTATTAAAAGTTATATTAATAATAAAAATATTATAATTAATATTATTAATAAATCTATTAATATTAATTCTGAAATAACAAGTTTTTCATTACATGATAATAATATTTATGATATTATTATTGAAGATATTGAAGAAAAAGAACAAAAAGAAAAAGAAAAAGAAAAAGAAAAAGAAATAAAAGATTTATCAATGTTAGAAGTTATAGCTGCTTCATTAAGTTCTACAATAAAATCACAAAAAATCCAAAATGAAATTGTTTCAAGATATCTTAAATATGACAAAAAATAATATAATTGTCATATATAACTTTTATGCAAACTTTACGACTGCATCGCTAAAAGGATGAGACCCCATAACAATAATCCAATCATCACGCCTGCGCCACATTCTCCATTCTTATTATTGATGCACTCAGAACGAATTGCATTAAACTCAGAAAATTTTGGATATGTATCGCATGTCGCTTGTTTGTTGCGAAAACAATTGAAGAGTTCCTCATCCTGAATTTTTATGTGTGCTTCTTTGTTGCAAAAGTTAATAATCGCTTTATTAAGATTTTTTACTGCATTGCGATGAAATCCGAAATGACGTGTTTCAATCATAACGAACATGCAAGAGAAAACAACAGCTGCAAGAATCACCTTCATCATATGTTGCGTAATTAAAATTATTAAAATTAACTATCATTTTTTATAGCAATTACTTATATTTTTATTTAAATATATTTGTTATAAAATAATAGTAAATTTAAATAAAAATGATTAATTACTATCTTTATAACTTTTAGGTCATATTGCAATGATTGTTAAGTTTTATCTCGAGGAAGATGACCACACATACATTTATGGCGGCAGATTGTTTGAAGCAGAGTTTGATCCTGAAACTAAGCAAATGTTTGAACCATATGTTCGCAGGGCTTCTCCGATAAAGACGATTAAGTTCTATCCATCAAAGAATGTCTTCATTGTGTATATGAATAACAAAATCACAGAATTAATATTTGTGATGACTTGTTGGTCTGATGATTATAAAGCCTATATGATTCAAGACAACAGGGCAATTTCATGTAAGGAATGTTATCATGGACGTCGTAAAATAGCTCCAACTCCCTGCGACATCGATTTCACGCATTATATTCGTGATAATGGATTTGAGATGGATGGTTGAAATTATTCTATGATGAGGTGGATATATATGTCAAAATTTTTTGGCATTTATAAATGTTCTTTGATAACCATAATAATTTATAATATTCTTTATTTTTTATTTTTTTATTTTTTTGCATAATTATTATATTTTTATATTTAATATTCTCTCCATCATAAATTAAATTTGATTTAAGGCGATTATTTGAAAAAATTAATCCTAAAAGTCCAGAACCAGTAGGATATTTTTCAGATATACCATAATGATTATTTTTGATATTATTAATAATATTATTGATGGCTCTTAAAAATATTGGATTTTCAGCTTTAGTTATAATAAAATCAGAATAAATTAATAGTTTATTATAATAATAATCATATTCAGATACAAAATAATTATTATTAATAAAATTAATTAATTTATATTTGCAATAAAATTTAGTGTCTATATAAATACCACCATATTTATATAAAATACAATATTTCCACAGATCATTTTTATATTCATTTGGTTTTAATTGATTATAAGCATTATAAATATAATAGGGATAATTATCAAAAATAAATTTTTTACAATCATGCAATTCATCGAAAAAAAAATAATTAAATTCTGGATTATAATCTTTAATTGTTTTAATATTATTATTTATATTATCATCTAATAATTGTTTATTATAACATTGAAATATATTTAAAGGAACTTTAGTATAAATGCCAAAATTAGATAATGGCATATTATACTAAAAGCATGAGGTTATTTAAACTTGTCCAGCAACGAAATCAAACAAATCTGACCAATTTTTAATGATATAAATTTTTTGATTATAAGTAATTGTATTGAATTCATTCAAATTACTATAATCAATAAATCCATTTTTTTCATTGAATTCATCATATTGTTCAAGCAAGTTTTTAACATTTTTTGAGTTAAAATCAATAATCGAATAATTGTCATAAAAATTCTCATTTTGAATAAAACAACTGATGAAAGACTCGAATTCAATTGCTATATAATTATACATTGCTATCCGATGTATCAAATAATATTTATCATCATATTTTTTATACAAGCACCCCTCCATTTTTGCGCCTTTAAAAAAAAGACAATAAATTTAATTATCATTTTTTATTAATTATGCTATTAAAAATGTTAAAATTATTATAAATAATAACATAATTAATAAAACAAATGAAATTAAATTAATATTATTATTATTCGTATTGGTATTTGGTAAAATTGTAGCATTTGAATAAAAACTTTTCAAAGTTCTTATTTTACCTAATCCATATTTTTCATCATCATCATTATTATCTAATGATAATAATCGTTTTACTTTTAATATAGCATTATTTGGATTATATGTTTTATTATTATCTATATAAAATTTTGGTTTATTTTCTCTACCATATTCATGATATATAATATTTTCTTTTGGTGTAAATACATCCCATCCATTTGTATAAAATTTTACTGATGTTAATATTTCTTCACCTTCAAATAAATAATCTAATGTTGGATCAAAAGGTATTTCATTTAAAAATTTAGATTCACAAAAAAACATACCTGCACTCATAAAATATGAAAGTTTATAATCATTATTTGTATCTGTATATACAGCCGGTGATAATACTAATATATCTTTATTATTATATTGTGCACTATGTATATGAGGTATAGTATTTGTTTTTTCATTTATTTTTATAATATCAATTGGATAATGACTAATTACAGGTTTTAATGATAACTTTCTATTTTTTATTTCTTTAATCATATTTATTAATTTCTCATCCCAATCTTTAATAAATGTTGTATGACTATCAATTTGTAAATAATATTCTTCACCATTCCATAATCCAGAACATAAATATCTTGCATATGTTGGTCCTTTAGCTTCAAAATATGGTATTCTAATAATTCTAATATTACAATTCCATTCATTATTTATTAAACAATCATTATCTATATTAAAATTATTTTGTTGGCAAATACCAATAAAACAATTATTTTTATTTTTAGCATTATTAAATAAAGAATTTATAGTTTTTTCACACTCATCATCTCTGTAACTTGCAATAGAAACAAAAATAGAATTTTTTTTAATATTAACATTCCTAACTTTATTTTCCATATAATTATTTATCAAACTATTCATAAATAATAAAAAAAAATATAATAATTTAAAATGTCATATAATAATCATCATCTGCAACATCTTCCCAATTACTTATGATATCATGCTTGATATGAGATTTAACATCAGATTTAACATCAGATTTAACATCAGATTTAACATCAGATTTAACATCAGATTTAACATCAGATTTAACATCAGATTTAACATCAGATTTAACATCAGATTTAACATCAGATTTAACTTGATTAATAACAATATTAACCCATGATTTATTAATTATTATAGGTTGAATTGGTAATTCTTCTTTAATTTCTTCTTGTTCAAATTCATCATCTAAAAATAAATATAAATTAGATTTTGATTTTTGAGTTTGTTTATTTTCAGATAACTTAGTTGAAGTAATTTCAGATGTTTTTGCTGGACAAATTTTATTGAATCTATATGAAACAATTAATTTTTCACGATTAGCAAATGATAAACGATGTCTAAATCCGCATTTTTCTTTATCACATAATTGCCCAAATGTGCAATTTTTTTTACGAGTTTCGGGATTAGGTTCATCTTTTAATTTATTTGAAAGTTCATCATAAAATTGTTTAACAATTTTTCTATCTTTATAATTGATATAATGTTTATAAGAACAATCAGAATCAACACACACACAATTTAAATTACAATTGATATTTGTCATTTGTTTGTTTAAAAACTTTATAAAAAATTTATAAATATAATATCATTTTTTATTTTAAAATATCTTTAAAAAATAAATTAAATAATATATGGTTTATGTACATTTATAACATATTCATCTGCATATAATTCGGTTTTAAAAGTATTATAATCATCTAAATAATTTATTAATATTCTTATTATTTCTTTATCTAAATTTGGCAATTGATTAATATCATTTGTATTAAATTTTGCTTTTATTAATTCATCATATAAAATAAATATAAATTCAGTTATATCTCTTCCAAATTTATATTTATCACTAATATCACCATTATTAGATTTATTCATAAATGCATTTCTAATAATTTTATAATAATCTTTTATTATAGGTATATTAGGATCTCCAAAACCATATTTATTATTATTAATTAAATTACTATTTGAAAATGGTTGAATTAAGCCAAAATCCCATATAACCCATAAAAATCCAATATTTTCTAAATAAAAATCTTTTCCATAAAGATTATAATGAAAATAACCACCAGGAGTAATTTTATGATAAAGAAAATTACCTGCATGTGCATCACGATGATGTGCATTAATATATTTATGAAAAAACATTATTGATAACATTATTTGAACTAATGCATTCCAAATAATTTTATCATTATTATAATATAAATAAATAAAATGGTCAGCATCATTATTAGCAAGTTCGCTCATAGTAATAATTAAATTTGATTTATTATAAATATTTTTAGGTAAATCATCTAATAACTCTTTAAATGATGAGTTATTTTGTGATTTAAATGAAGGTGATCTATCACTTAAATATTTACTATTAGATGATTTAATATTTTGATTTAAACATTCTAATTTACCAAAACAAATTGGAAAATGAGGGCATTCTTCCCTAATAACACAATCAGTTAAATCTTTTAATACTTTATATTCATTTTGATTTCTATAACTTGATCCATCTGATATTTTTGTTGCAAAAGTAAATAATTTACCAAATTTTTTATTATTTAATCTATAATGTGATAAAAATACAGCTCCATATGAGCTCTCATCTCCAATCTGTTTATCTAAAATTATGCGATTACCAATTCTATATATATAATATCCGCTATCTGTATATTTATATAATCTTAAACAATTATTTTGATATTTTTTTCTTGAGTTAATATATTTATGCAGTATTCTATAATATTTAATTCTATTTTGAATAGTTGACATTCTATTATTACGCATTAAAGGTTTTATATATTGTCCTATATTTTTTTTAATTTCAGAACTATTTTTAAATTGTCTATTTTTTTTCATTATTTCTCTTAGTTTTTCTTCTATTTCTCTATTTTCTTTTTGAATTTCTTGAATATCGTCATTTATTTTGGTTGATGTTAAAGTTCTTATTTTTGGTGTTGATCGTGAAAATGATTGATAATTAGATGGCGAAGATGATGATGATGATAATGATAATGACATTTTTTTAGAAGGAGATGATAATGATGATGGTGATGTTATAGATGTAATTGATTTAGGTATTTTATTCTCTAATTTTAATGATGATGATGATAATAATGGTAATGATGATGATGGTTTTGACATATTATTAGCTGATTTATATGAACTACTCAATTTAAATGTTGAACTTGAAAGTCTGCTAATTCGTTCAGCCTGTTTTATTGATGATGATGATGATGATGATAATACAGGAAATTTTAATGAACTTGATGATTTTACAACAATAGGCGGAGATACTACTATTTTACGCGGTCTCCCCCTTGTTTTAATTTCTTTAGGTTCTTTTGGTTTTTTAGGTTCTTTTGGTTTAGGTTCTTTTGGTTTAGGTTCTTTTGGTTTTTTAGGTTCTTTTGGTTTTTTAGGTTCTTTTGGTTTTTTAGGTTCTTTTGGTTTAGGTTCTTTTGGTTTTTTAGGTTCTTTTGGTTTAGGTTCTTTTGGTTCTATTATTTTCTTAGGTCGTCCTACTTTTTTAGGACCATCTTTTTTTAATTTTTTAATTTTTTCATTAGTATGAATTAAATATTCTTTATAATAATCACATGCTTTTTCTGATGCCATTTTTTTATTAGCATTATAATTAAGAATACATGTTGAAAATGGTATATTATTTCTGGTACAATGTGATTTATATTGAATAAATGGATTTGGTTTAACGCATTTTTGCCGTGCAATAGAATATTCACATGTTGGAGGTTTACAGTTTTTTTCAAATTGCATATTTATTCTATATAATATATGGTTTTTTATTTATAATATTATTTGGTTTTATAGTTATAAAAGTTGAAATATTATTATTCATAGATTTTAATAATTCTTTATTTAAAATAGATAAAGAACTTATATTAGTATCATTATTATATTTATATAATATTTCATTTATTTTAGTAAGTACTTTAATAGTATTAGAATTAAAAATTTGTGGATGTTTAATAATTGTTTCTATTGGTCTCATATAATCGACAGATATATGTAATTTCTTTTTATATTTACCAAATTTATTGTTAGTTATTAATTTACTATTTGAAAATGGTTGTATTAATCCAAAATCCCATATAACCCATAAATAACCTATATTTTCTAAATAAAAATCTTGACCATAAATATTATAATAAAAATATCCACCAGGTTTAATTTTATGATAAAGAAAATTACCAGCATGAGCATCATTATGAAACGCATTAATATATTTATGAAAAAACATAATAGAAATATATATTTGAGCGATTGCATTTAATAAATATTCATTATTATTACTATAATATCTTCTATATTTATTAAAATCTCCAGATGCTAATTCATTTATTTGATAATATAAAGAGATATTATTATTTACTAATTCAGGATAATTTTTTGATTTATTAATATCTGATGATTTTATATTTTTTAATAAAACAGGAATTTCATAATTACTCTTAATTTTTTTATTATCACATTTGATTAATCCATATGTTATAGGGAAATGAGGACATTTAAATGTTATTACTTTTTTAGAAACTGCACTAAGAACAATATATTCAATTTCATTATTAATAGAATAATTAATAACTTTAATTGCAAATTTATTTAATTTATTCAAATCATTATTTGTATTATTAATATTATGTTGATAATGAGCTAAATAAACGATACCATAACTACTTTTTGATCCTATTTGTTTATCTAAAATAATTTTATTACCAAGTCTATAAATTGGTAATTTAGTAATTTCATCAAATTTATATAATCTCATACAAATATTTTTATATTTTTTATTAATTGCTAATATATATTTTCTAATATATATAAAAAAATTAATTCTATCAATAATATTTGCTGTTACTCGATTAATAAAAGGTGTAAATATCTTTTGTATTTTATTTGCCGCTGTTATCTTTTGATTTAAGGAACATTTTAATGATAAACTTTTATATACAGATCCTGTATTTTTAATTTTTCTTAAAGTTATAGGATTAATATTTTTATTTTTAATCCATTTATCACATATTTCATTTGATTGCAATAATTTATTTAAAATTTTATTACAATTTGATTTTAAACTTTTATATGTTTTACCATTTTCATTAATTTCTCTTAATGTAATTGGATTAATTTTTTTATTATTAATCCATTTAATACATAAATCCTCTGTTAATATTTTTTTTGTTTGCATTTATATTCTATTCTAATATAATTTAATTAATTATATATGGTATTTTATTAATAATATTTGATGGTTTAGTTGTTATAAATGATGATATATTATTAGAAAAAAATTTTAATATTTTCACATTCATAATTTTAATTTTTTTATAATCAATAACATTATTATATGTTTGTATTAAAGTAAATAATTTTTTCTTTATTGATTTTTCTGAACTAGTTAATTTTTTAAATTTAATAACATCAATTATTTTATTAAGATCATATATATATTTATAATAATCATAATTAATTGATATTTTCTCTTTTTTAGCTTCTTTAAAAGATTTAACTAATCCAAAATCCCATATCATCCATAAATAACCTATATTTTCTAAATAAAAATCTTTACCATAAATATTATAATGAAAATATCCACCTGGAGTAATTTTATGATATAGAAAATTACCAGGATGAGCATCATTATGATAATGATTAGTTTCATTATGAAAAAACATAATAGAAATAAACATTTGAACAATATTATTTAATAAATTATTTTTATTTGTTATTAAGATATTAATAAAATCACCTGAAGCCAATTCGTTTATTTGTATATATATTTTCTTATTTTTGTTTATAATTTCAGGTAATAAATTACTATTTAAATGTTTATCTTTTACAATTGAATAATCATCTGAATTACTACTTTTTAAAGTAGTATTATCACATCTCAAATAACCATATGAAATAGGAAAATGAGGACATTTTAATTCTATAACTTTTTGTGTTATTATTTTCAATATTTCTATTTCTTTTTTATGTTGCTTATATTGATTTGTTATTTTAACTGCAAATTTATTTAATTTATCATATTTTGTCCCATATTTAATATTAAATTTAAAATGTGATAAAAAAACAATTCCATGTTTGCTGGGTTGTCCAATATATTTATCTAATATAATATTCTTACCTATTCTATAAATAGGTATTTTATTAATTGGAACAATATTATATAATCTTAAACAATTATTTACTTTTTTAATTTTTAATAGATATTTTTTAAGTATTAAATAATAATTTATACGATCAATAATATTAAATGAATTTTTATTAATTTTTATAAACGCATTTATTTTTTGTATTTCCGATTGATTTTTTTCATTTAATGAACATTTTTTTTCTAATTTCTTATATACTGGTCCATTTTTTTTAATTTTGCGCATTGTTTCAGGATTAATATTTTTATTAATTAACCATTTATCACAAATATTTTTTTGATCTAATTTATTCATTTATCTAATTATATAAGGGGTTTTATTTATTACATTAGATGGTTTAATTGTTGTAAATGATGGATCTCTTGCATGTAAAAAATTTAATAATTTTTTATTAAGTTCTTCTAATTTCGAATAATCAGATATATGATCATATGCTGCAATTTCATTTTGTAATAATGTTTTAACTATGCGAACATTTGATTTTAAAAACATATGATAATAACCAATTGCTTTTATTATTATATTAAAATCAGTATTTATTGGTTTATAAATCTTAGTTGTTCCAATTTTTCTATGTACTGAATGATGAGATATAAGACCAAAATCCCATATAACCCATAAATAACCTTGATTTTCTAAATAATAATCTTTACCATAAATATTATAATGAAAATAACCTCCTGGTTTAATTTTATGATAAAGAAAATTGCCACTATGAGCATCATTATGATAACATTTTGTATAATTATTAAAAAACATTATTGATATAAAAATTTGTGTAATTACATTTAATGCATCTAAATTATTAGGTTTACTAAATAAACTATGAAAATCACCTGATGCTAATTCATTTAGTTGTATTAAAAATTTATTATTTTTATTTATCATTTCGGGCAAATAAAGTTTATTTGTATGTTTATTTTTTACAATTGAATGGTCATCCGAATTATTACTTTTTATATTTGGATTATCACATATTAATGAACCATATGAAATAGGAAAATGAGGACATTTTAATTCTATAACATAACTTGTTAATTGTTTTAAAATTTGAATTTCTTTTTTATTATCAGATGATTGATTTGTTATTTTAACTGCAAATTTATTTAATTTATCAAATTTTGTTCCATATTTAACATTTGATTTAAAATGTGATAAAAATACAATTCCATATGCACTAGGTGTTCCAATTTTTTTATCTAATATAATTTTACTTCCAATTCTATATACAATATTAGCAGGATTTGTTTCAATATTATATAATCTCAAACAATTATTTTTTTCTTTAATTGATAATAAATATTTTTTTATTATTATAAAATAATTAATACGATCAATTATATTTACTGATGTTCTTTTAATATATGGTATAAATAATTTATGTATTTTCTTAAAAGCATTTATTTTTTTTGTTTCTGATTTTATTTCTGATTTTATTTCTGATTTTAATAAACATTTTTTAACTAAATTTTTATATACTGTGCCATTTTCTGATATTTTGCGCGATGTTTCAGGATTAATATTTTTATTAACTAGCCATTTAGCGCATATATCTTTTTGGGTTAATTTTACTTTTTCTTTTGGAATACATTTTTTTTCTAATTTCTTATATATTGCTCCTGTTTCTGAAATTTTACGCATTGTTAATGGATTAATAGTTTTATTAATAAACCATTTATCACATATATCCTTTTTAGTTAATTTATTCATTTATCTAATTATATAAGTAGTTTTTAATTAAAACGTCTTATTTTCATATAATTAATAATTTTTTTAAAATAGGATTCTTTTATTTCTGGTTTTTTCTCAATTATATAAGGATTCTCATTAATAATATTTGAAGGTTTAATAGTTTTAAAAGATGATACTTTTTTAATTAAAAAATCTAAAATTTCATTATTAATCTTTTCACTTAAATTAATAGTTTTAATATTATCATATTTTTTAATTAAGGCTAATAATAATTCTATTATTTTATATTCATTTGATGATAATAGTTTATAATTATATATAAAATAATCAATAGATTCAATTATTAATTTATGATCATAATTGATTGATATATCAGTTTCAGAAAAAGATTTAACTAAACCAAAATCCCATATCACCCATAAATAACCTTTATTTTCTAAATAATAATCTTTACCATAAATATTATAATGAAAATATCCACCTGGTTTAATTTTATGATAAAGAAAATTACCAGCATGAGTATCTGTATGATATGATTGCATTCTATCCTGAAAAAACATTATAGATATTAAAATTTGTGTTATTGTATTAAATATATCAGTATTTTCGCGAGATGTTAAATTATATTTTAGATCGCCTGATGCTAATTCATTAAGTTGGATTAATAATGATTTATTATTATTAACTAATTTTGGAAAAAGTTTTTTCTTTTTATGTTTATCTTTAACAATTGAATAATCATCAGAATTATTACTTTTAGCGCGAGAATTATTACATCTCAATGATCCATATGAAATAGGAAAATGAGGACATTTAAAATTTTTAACTTCTTGTGTTAATTTTTCTAAAATTAAAATTTCTTTCTTATTTGAATTTGTTTGATTTGTTATTTTAACTGCAAATTTATTTAATTTATCAAATTTTGTTCCATATTTAATATTAGATTTAAAATGTGCCAAAAATACAATTCCATATACACTTTCTGAGCCAATTTGTTTATCTAATATTATTTTAGTTCCAACTCTATATATTGGTTTATTTGTTTTTGAATCAATATTATATAATCTCAAACAATTTTTTGTTTCTTTTATAGATAATAAATATTTTTTCATAATATTAAAATAATTTATTCTATCAATTATATTTGCTGATATACGTTTAATATAAGGTATAAATAAATTATGTATTTTCTTAAAAGCTTTAATCTTTCTATTATCTGATTTTTCAGATACTACTGTTTTAAATGAAGATGATGATTTTACTGAACATAATTTTGATAATTTCTTATATACTTCTCCATTTTCTTTAATTTTGCGCGATGTTTCAGGATTAATAGTTTTATTAATAAGCCATTTATCGCATAATTCTTTTTTTGTTAATTTTTGATTTAAGGAACATAATTTTGATAATTTCTTATATACTTCTCCATTTTCTTTAATTTTGCGCGATGTTTCAGGATTAATAGTTTTATTAATAAGCCATTTATCGCATAATTCTTTTTTTGTTAATTTTTTATTTTTTAACATTTATATTCTAAACATTATACAGATAATAATGAAAAAATATGTTTTTATTATTGATTTGGATAGTACAATAATTGGTGATTGTAGTTATCAATTACAATTATATAATATTGCTAAAATAATGAATAATAATAAACAATTAATATATATTAATAAAATATTATCACCATATTATAATGAAAAATCAAAATTAGTTCGTCCTTATTTTGTTTATTTTATAAATAAAATGAAAGAATTATATAAAAATGATGTATATTTTTATGTATATACTGCATCAAGTAAAGATTGGGCAAATATACAAATAAAATTAATAGAAAAAGAAAATAATATTAAATTAAATAGACCTATTTTTACGAGAGAAGAATGCAAAGAATTTAAAAATAAAAAATTACAATCTTATAAAAAATCTATTGATCCATTATTAAATAAAATTAAACCTAAAAATCCAGAAATTATAATTATTGATGATAGTGATGTTTATACTGATTTTAAACACGTTCAAATACAATGTAAACCTTATAATTATACATCTTTTTGCGAAATTTATCAAGTATTACCAGATAAAATGCAAAATGATTTAGGTAAAGGAATGATATGTCCATATAATAAAGATAATTGCAGTATTACAAATAAACTTAAATTATATAAATGGTTATATAAGAAATGTCGAGAAATTAATAAAAATAATAAGAAATATTTATCTGATAAATTTTGGCTAAATTTAGCGAATGTTATTGAAACTAATAAAATTACTGATTTTAACAGTAATGTAATAAAACAATTAACAACAATTGCAAATAATTAAATTTTTATACTAATTATAAGTAGCATAACTTTTGCAATAATTACTATTATAAATATAAAATAACCAATAAAATGGACCAGCAAATAATGCTAATACTAAACCTGCCATTTTATCGCCAATTGATGAATTATAAAATAAACATACAAATGATGCTAAAAATGCTACAAATCCTGATATTATCCATATTAAAATAAATATTGATATCCATATTGCATAAAATGAACTATTCATTATACTATATATCGTATAAATAAGAGGAGCTCTTACTTCACCAACAACAGTTTTTAATATATTATATTCACTATACATATCTTCTTCGTCTTCTTCATCTTTTGACTTTTTATCAGGTTTATTAAATTGTATAGGTTGAAGAGTTTGTGCTGTAGTCATTGTATTAATCTATATATTAATTATATATTAATTATATTAATAATATTTATAATTATTACAATAATTTATATTATATGCATAATAAATCCAATAAAATGGACCTGCAATAATACTAAAAATAACACCTAATATTTTATCTTTCATTGGTGCATCATATCCTAAACATATCAAACTTGCAATAACTGCAATAATACCACCAATAATCCATACTAATAAAAATATTAATATTATAAATGATAATATAGTATCTGCTTTTTCTATTTTTTCTTCTTTAGTTGCCATTATTAATTATATAATCTATATTATATAAATATTTATTTATGTAATTGAATATAATAATAAACACACATTAAAAATGTATCACATAAATCATCCTTTTTTTTATGAGAATTAATTATTGTTAATATCTCATCATTTTTATAAACATTTTTTAATAAATATGTTGCATAATGAATAGAGTCAATTTTATTTTGTTTATATTTATTTGATGCTATTATATCTGTATATGTATCCATTATTTTTAATTTATGTTTGGGTGATACATAAATAGTTTCTATATCTAAATTTAAATGTTTAGCTATCAATTTAAAATAAGTATTTATGCAAGTTTGAATTGTTCTCATTATAGAAGTCATTTGACATTCTATTAATATTATCAATTTATCTTTTATATTTTCAAGATCTAATTTAATCATCAAATCATCTAAAAATTCTATTGTATTATCAATTATATTTTGAATATTTGTTTTTTTACAATTCAAATCAATCTTATCAATATTTTTTATTATAAATTTGGTATTATCATTATCATTATCATTATCATTGATAATAGCAAAACAATATGCCATATTTTTAATGCCAATATCGAAAGATAATAATTGTTTCATAATAATATATATAATATATGAAAACTTTATTTATATTTAGGAGAGATTTGCGAATATATGATAATACATCATTAAATATGGTTAAAAATAAATATCCAAAATCAGAAATATTACCAATATTTATATTTAATAAAAAACAGATAGATGAGAATGAAAATAAATATTATTCTAAAAATGCAGCACAATTTTTATTTGAAAGTTTAGAAGAATTAGATTTCATGAATTATTATTATACAGATAATGAAATATCTATTTTAGACGAATTATATAAAAAATTTAAATTTGATGTTATTTCTTATAATAAAGATTATACACCATATGCAAAAAAAAGAGATAATGAAATAAATTTATGGGCTACTAATAAAAAAATAGAAATTATTGCATCTGAAGATTATACAATACATAATATGGGAGAAATTACTAAAGATAATAATGAACCATATTTAAAATTTACACCATTTTATAAAAAAAGTATTTTAAAAAAACCACGTTCATTAATAACAAATAAAACTTTTAATTTTATAAAAGATGATAAATCAATATTATTATCATCTCTTAATTCTATAAGACCAAAACCAAATAAATTTATTTTAGTTAATGGAGGTCGAAAAAATGCATTATTAATATTGCAAAAACTTAAATCAGGTAAATTTGATAATTATGATAATGAAAGAGATTATCCATTTCTAGATAAAACAACTAAATTAAGCGCATATATTAAATTTGGTTGTTTAAGTATTCGGGAAATATATTATACATTACCTATAACACATGGAATAATAAGAGAATTATATTGGCATGACTTTTATGCAATAATAACAAATTATTTTCCATATGTATTAAATGGACATTCTTTTATTAAAAAATATGAAAATATAAAATGGAATAATAATAATGATTTATTAGAAAAATGGAAAAATGGATTAACAGGATTTCCGTTAATTGATGCAGCTATGAGACAATTAAAAATATGTGGATGGATGCATAATAGATGTCGAATGGTTGTTGCATCATTTTTAGTTAAAAATCTATTAATAGATTGGAGAAAAGGCGAAGAACATTTTGCAAAATCATTAGTTGATTATGATCCATCTTCAAATAATGGAGGATGGCAATGGTGTGCATCAACTGGAACAGATAGTCAACCATATTTTAGAATATTTTCGCCAACATTACAAATGAAAAAGTTTGATAAAGATTGCAACTATATTAAAAAATGGATACCTGAATTAAAAGATATTTCAAATAAAATAATTTTAAATTGGGAAACAAAACAATATCCAAATATTAATTATCCTAAACCTATTATTGATACAAAAGAAACATCTAAATTATTTATAAAAACATTTAAAGAGATTTAAAAAAATGATTTATAAATGTTAGATTATATATAACTAAAAATGGATAAATATGAAAACTTAAATAAAGTTGTTAAAGATATTTTAACAAAAAAAATAGATATACCTAAACCTATTTTAAAATGGGTTGGTGGTAAAACACAAATAATGGATAAACTTATTATGGATTTTCCAGTTGAAATTAATAATTATCATGAAATATTTATAGGAGGTGGTAGTGTTTTATTAACTTTATTATCTTATATAAAAAACGGTATTATAAAAGTAGAAGGTAATATATATGCATATGATATAAATGAACCATTAATTTATCTTTACAAAAATATTCAAACATATCATAATGAATTATATGAAATATTGCAAAATATTATTAAAGATTTTAATGAATGCGGTGATGGTTAAATAAATAGAAAATCAAAAAATATAACAGAAGCAAAAATAGCAAAAGAAAATTATTATTATTGGATAAGAAGTGAATATAATAAATTAACTGATAAAAAAAGTATATTATGTTCTGCAATGTTTATATTTTTAAATAAAACTTGTTTTAGGGGTGTATTTAGAGTTGGTCCAAATGGATTTAATGTTCCATTCGGACATTATAAAAATCCTGAAATTATAAATAAAGAACATTTAGAAGAAATACATCATTTAATTCAAAATGTAATATTTGAATGTTGTGATTTTAATATATCATTAACATTTACAGAACCAAATGATTTTATATATTTAGACCCTCCATATGCACCTGAAACAGAAACATCATTTGTAGGATATACTGAAAATGGATTTAAAATAGAAAATCATATAAATTTATTTAATTTAATACATAATTTAACAGAAACAAATAAAAAAATAATGTTAAGCAATGCAGATGTAAGTTTAGTTAATGAAAATTTTACAAATGATAAATATAATATATCATCAATTTTATGTAAAAGAGCAATTAATTCTAAAAATCCAGAATCAAAAACAAAAGAAGTTATTATAAAGAATTATTAAACCACATATCAAATGTTTCAAAATAATTTTCATCATCTCCAAATAAAACTTTAATATTATTTTCATTTAATATCGTATTCAATATTATATATTTTGGATTTTTTGAAATAAGTTTATTTTGTAAAAATTTATTTACACAAAATCCATAAAATACCTCAAAATCTTCACCTAATACTAATTCATATTCTCTTTTTAGTGATGGTCCAGACCATAATTTAGTTTCTACCGAACCATCAACACGTTGTTCTTTTTTTTCTAATATATATATTCAATAATATATGCTTCATCTGGACATCTAAATAAATCAATATTATATTTATTTTTCATATATATTTTTAATCCATGTTGTAATACAAATATAACTGTTTTATCTTCATAAGTTTTTGATAAATAATCATATAATTTTTTGGGGGATTTTTTAAAATTATTAATAATATAATCATTTTCTATTAATCGGTTTTGATTATTTGTTTTTTCTTCAAATTTTTTACCATAATAATTTGTTTTTGCACCACCTACACCACCTGCACCACCTGCACTAGTTCCTTTATTTGATAATTCACTCATTCTTTTTTTTAATATTATTAATATATAAAAGTTTAAATAACAATATTTAAATATAATGAGTAATTTAAATTTAGCTTTTTATACTTATTTTTTTGGTAGTAATAATAATCCTGCATTTGCTATTCCGATTATAGATAATTTAAAATATAAATGTTATTATTATACGAATAATAAGACAATTTTTGAAAAATTAAAAGAAACTAATTGGATTGGTATTTTTATTGAAAAAGAATTTGAAGATGATATATATTCATGTAATATGTTTGGAAAACATCTTAAAGCAATGCCACAAGAATATAAAGAAATTAAAGATTATGATTATTTACTTTTTTTTGATAGTAAATTTCCAGAATTAAATGAAAAATTTATAGAAGATAATATACAAAAATATTTTATTAATGATAATAAAGCATTAATATTAAGAATTCATCCAACAATTATAACAAATGATGTTATGTCAGAATTTGGTTTAAGTATGTATCAACCAAGATATTATAATGAACGTGTGAGATATTATAATTATATTCAAAAACAAATAATGTTAGGTTTTAGATATAAGGATGATTATCATTGTATAACCGGTTATTTATTAAGAAATATGAAACATAAAAAAATAATAGAATTAAATTCTACTTGGTATAATCATATTCAAGAATGTGGCATTCAATGTCAAATTGCTTTCTTCTTTGTTAAACAATTGTTTAAAAATTATATTGTACCAATTAAAGAAAGTCCTTTTTAAAGATATTAATACAACTTTATATTGTTAAATATATATTTAAGGATTTAATTTAAATCTCCTTAAATACTTTTATAATACTAGGAAGAGTAATATAAATACATTCATTTTTAATGGAAGATTTATCACAATATTTTTTATAAGATTTATATAAATTAAAAACTAATTCTTTAAGATTTATAAATGATTCTTCATATTTTAAATTATATTTTTCTATTATTTTTTCTAATTCTTCATTTGTCGTATCAGATTTAATATTTGCAATAATATCATATGGTATATTTTCATATTTAATGAAATTACAATGTATTATATCTCGCAAATGATTATATTTTTCTGTTGCTAATATTTCTGTTTTTAATTGTTCTTTATTAACATATTCAATATTATTATCTATATAAATTTCTAATAATTTAGATTTTGACATCTTATTTAAGTTTTCACATAAAACACCTTTTTTAAAATAATGCATATTTATACTATCAATCAATTCTAATTTTGTTAATTTTTCTCTATTTACGGATGTATTCATTATTGATTATTATTAATGTTAAAAAATCATTTTTTATTATTATAAAAAAATGATTATTATTATTATTATTATTATTATAAAAACAACAATGACAACTGAATATCATAATGAAAAATTCTTTGAAAATAATGATGGTATTTATTTTAAATCAGGTTATCCATCACAATGGTATATTTCACCATTTATTATTGATTTTATTGAATATAATTGTTGTGAAAAATATATGATGGCTGAAAAAGCTAGATTTTTCGGAGATACTAATGCAGAGAAACTTATTATGAATTCTGATGATCCTAAAGAACATAAAAAAATTGGTAGAAATGTTAAAAATTTTGATGCTGATAAATGGAATGAAGTTGCTGATAATATCGTTTATAATGCAAATTTTGCAAAATTTACTCAAAATCCTGAATTAAAACAAAAATTATTAAATAGTGGTGGTAAAATTTATGTTGAATGTTCTCCATATGATACAATCTGGGGAAATGGTATGAATATATCTGAAACTCTTAATTCATCTATTGAAAATTGGAGAGGTACTAATCGTCTCGGATTAGCTATTATGAAAGTTCGTAATATTTTAAGAACTAACCAAAAATAATTGAGAATATTTATTTATCATCTGAAACATCTGAATTTTCTGAAACAACATCAGATGTTTCTGGAACTACATCTGTTTTCTTTTGTTTTTTCCATTCTTCTGTGGCTTTTCTCATTCTATCTTTTGGATTACATCCATCATTTTTAAGAATTGCCATTTGTTCTTTAATAAATAAATTATATTGTGATGGTGCTTTTTTAGTTTTTTCTACTCCATTTTTATCTGTATTTTTATGTGATTTATGAGCTTCTTTTAGTGTTTTAACTAAATCAGCCAATGAATATGATTTTGAAACATCCACTGATGATACAAATTTATCGATAATTTGTTTAGTTGTTGTCATTTATTTATTTGTAATATATATATCTTATGTTTATATCCATTTAATATATTCCAAATAATAATGATATAATAATAATAATAATAATAATAATAATAATGAATAATTCTAAAATTTGGCAAGATTTTGAACCAGTTGTTTTAACCAAGAAAAAATCACAAACATTTGTATCTCAACAATCTAAATCTAATATTCATATTGACGTTAAAAAAGATAGTGATGAAATTATACCAATCATTTATTATCCACAAGAAAAAATAAATATTATTAAACAAGCACGTGAAGCTGCTAATTTAACACAAAAAGAATTATCAAAAAAAATAGGCGCATGTATTCCTGATGATTTTATTAAAAAAATTGAGAGTGGTAATTATCCATATAATAATAAAACTTATAATAGAATTTTACAAGTTCTTAATATTAAAAATGAAAATAAAAATAAAAAATAAATAATTTAATTTAAATTCAAATTAACTTTTATTAATCTTATTTCTTCTCTTAATTCTTTTATTGATTCTACTATTAATCCCGCCAAATTTCCATATGCTATATTATAATATCCATCATTATTTATTGAAACTGCTTCAGGTAATATTTCATCTACTTCCTGTGCCAATAATCCAGTTTGTCTTTTTGATGGTTCTATATTTCCAATTGATTCATAAGTTATCCCCTGTAATGTACATAATTTATTTAAGGCGTTTTCAATAACCCTTATATCTTTTTTAAGTCTTTTATCAGATGATGATGTAATATCTCCTTTAAAATTAAACTTAAAAACATTTTCAATTAATTTTATTTCTAAAACATTAACATAATTATTAGTAATATTAGTATCTATGAATAAATTTTTATCATATTCATTTAAATTATATTTCCATATTCCAAATGTTTCATTTGTTAATCCTATTCTATATATTGAATTATAATCCAAATCAATATTTCCTGCATTTTTTGTTATTTTATTATTGAAATGTATAAATGAATTAGATGTACATGAATTTAATGTTATAAAATTATCATTATCTGGAAAATTATTTATTTGAAATAAATTATTATTTTTATTATTAATATTATTACCATTTATTAATATTCCTCCTTTATAACTATCTCTAAATTCTACTGCTGGATTTAATATTATATTTCTCGTATTTAATTCAAAATTTGTTGTCGATGATATATTATTTATTAATGATATTATATTATCATATAATGATAATCCATCACTATTATATATATCACCCTTTAAATATATATTATTAGTTTCTATATTTCCAGTTGTTTTTAATGTTCCATGTGAATTTATATTTATTAATTTAGTATTATTTAAATATATCTCATAATCATCTGTGAAACTATAAATATTATGTGTATTATTATATATATTAGTTTGTTTTATTAATGGTAGTTTAGATGTTATTTTAACATATTCAACTAATAAATCACAATTTTCATATTTATAATAATTATCATTTATAGTAATATTTATAGGTATATTATAAATTACATTATTTAATTTTAACTGATATATTTTTAATTTATTCTCTGTATATGTCTTTAAATTTGATGTTATTCCTGTAAATGATTTTAAATAATCAACATTATTATTTAAAATTATTGTTGTATCATTTATTTTTGTTTTTGTTATGGTATTTATAAAATTACCATTATACAAACTTACAGGAACTATATTATTTAATCTTATTATATTATATTTATAATTTGATAATGTAATATTAACTGATGGTAATGTAAATGATATATATTTATTATATAATATAAAATTTTTAATTGATATACCATTTATATCATATTCAATATATATCTTCCCTCGATCTTCATTTTGTAATAATGTCCCTACTATAAATGATGTTTCTAATACTCTTGATGTGTCTGAATTTGAAGAATAATATTCACTCGTATTATCACTTGTATTTGTTACATCATTTGTATTAATATTAAGTATATTATTTATTATTATTGGTATTTTATAGTTAATTGTAATTGCTTTATCTATAATAGTATATGCAGTTGTTATATAATTTATATTAGATTCATAATTATAACTAATATTAGGATCATTAAATTCTAATATTGGCATTAAATCAATTGTTTTTGTACCTGTATTAAATGGAAATTTGCGATTAACATTAATATTATTATAATTAACTATTACATTATTAAATCTATATATTATATCATCTAATAATATATTAGATGAATAATAAAAATTTGTTGTTGATATATCATAATCATTATTTGTATCTAAATTTGAATAAATAATACCTGTTTCATTATATCTAACATCCAATTTATTATTCACTGAAATATTATTATTTACTAATAATGGCGATGATGATATATAATTATTTTTTAATTCTAATGCTGGAATATTATTGAAACTATTAATAAATATTGTTGCATTTTCATTAATAGCTGAATTAATCGCAACTCCATTTGGTGTTATACTTAAAATATTTTTTGTATTATATTTATAAATAAAATTATTAGATACTGATAATTGCCAATTATTATTATTATTATTTTGTGTAAATCCTACTAATATTGGATTTGTTGAATTATTTGTCAATTTTAATAAATTATATGCTGTATCATCATTTATATGAACAATTGTATCTTCTATTATACATTTATTCATATTATCATAAAAATTACCTCCACCAATATTCATAATATTTATATCATCTGATGTTGTATAAAACGAAAAATAAGGTTTGCTTTGCAATTTCTTTCTTGTTATTTCAAATATTGAATTATTTTTTGATGTTTCTATTGTATTATAATCATCTCTATGATATATATGTGATATTTTTAATGATACACCATCGATTATTGCTGCATTAAATCCATCAGCCCCATTTGGTTTTATTAATGTATCTATCAAATTTATATCTATTAATGCTGATGATTTTAATGTTAATAATCCTGTTCCAGATGATATAAATGTTTTTGTTCTACAATTAAAACTAGTAGCACAACCATCAAAAGTATTATTATAAATATATGCTGCAGAATAATTATTTATATCATTTATTGATTCTAACCATTTTGAATAATTATTATCATGTCCTATTATTAATGATTGTTTAGGATATATTTTAATATTATTTCCTATAATTAATACATCTGTATTTTGTCCTTCTGAACTAATATTTGTCACAGATTTAATTAATGAATTTACTGAATATGATAAACTTGCAAATAATACTATTTGTTGTGATATATGATTCCATGTTAAATCTAAATGATAATTTGCAAATTCAATCATATAATTTAATAATGGTATTAATGATAATGATGTATTAATATAAATACCAATATAATTTGATATCTCTTCAACAAATATTGTTAATGAATTTGATAAATTATATGATTCATTTATAAAATTTAAATATTTATTTGTAATATGTAATATTAATTCTAATAATATCTCTTTTTCATTTATAAATCCAGATATATTTATAATCTCATTATCTATTTCTCTTATTAAATTAATATTATAACTTATATTTGATATTAATGATGTATAATCATTATTCAATTCTTCATTCATTTCAAATATATAAATATAATTCGCACAAATATTTGTAATATCTAATTTTAAATTTTCCAATTGTATTTTTAAATTACTTATATAAGTTTTGGTTGTATTTATTCCACTTCCAATTTCATTATCATTCGCATAATATAATAAATTTGAACTATAATCAGGATTAAATGCTGATATTTGTAAATCAATATTACTTGCATTATTATTATTAATTAATGATTTTTCTAAATAAGTATTAATATCTGTATTTATTCCATTAACTATTCGAGATGTTAATTTTATATTATTTAAAGTTAAATTTGAATTAGTTATAATATTATAATTATTTACTACATTTAATTCTGCATATATACTTGAATAATTATCCAAAAAATTACCATAAATATTACTAATATTAAGTAAAATATTTGATGAATATATAATATTATTTATAAATAAATTACTTTTTATTTCTGATGTATCTGTATTATTATTATTATATAAATATTTACAATCAATATAAGTATTTGATGAATTAATCATATCATTTGATGATAATATCCTTAAATTAGATGATATTGATTGTATATTCAATATATTATTATAATAATTACTTGATGATAGATATATATTTGATGCTATTAATTTATTACTATTTCCAGTTTTAATTATACTTGCAATATCTGTTAGATATTTTTGATTATTATAAATATTTATCAAATTATCATAAACATTTATTGAATTTATTAAATAATTATTTGTTAGATTTTTATAACTATTAGCAATTGGCACATAATTAATCATATAATTATTAATATTATTAATATCATTATAAATATTTGATGATATATTATAAGTTAATAATGAATAATTGCTGTTATTTGATGCATTATAATATAAATCAATAAATGGGCACAATGATATATTATTGAAATAATTATCATATAAATAATAATTCGAATTATTATTTTCATTTATATTTATTTTTAAATTACTGGTTATTAATGCATATTTAGTTATTATATTTGAAGTTGTATTAATATTATCAATTGATACTAAATGTATATTATAATCTTTCTCTATATTTGAAATTAAATTATAATTACTATATGCAATATTACTATTAATTAAAGCACTATCTAAATAATTTTTAATAGGTATTGATATTGATTGATATATATTATTTGTATTATTTATGTCCTTTACTAATAAATTACTTGTACTATTTATATTTCTTGTAATTGGTATTAATAAATTACTAATATTTTTATAAAAATTAAAATAAACATTTAAATTATCTGATAATATTCCTAAATTATGTTCATTATTTGATGAAATATTTTTATTTTCTTGTATTATAGTTCCTTCATCATTTATTGTTATCGTTTTATCCTTCCAATTATTATAAAAATTATTTGCATATGTATATTGATCAAATAATATTGTTTTAGAAATATTTGCTAATGATATAATTGTATTAGTAGGATTTATAATATTTGAAATATTATTATAATATAATAATGAATTTGAATATATATTTGATGAATAATATCTATTACTATATCCATATTTAGTTATAATATTAATATCCGTATTATAAATTATATTTGCATAATCTATTTTCATTAAATTTGATACATTTGATGTTAATATCATATTAGATATTAATGTATTAATTCGATTTAAAGAGATATTTGAAGAATTTATGATTTTCACATATACATCACTAATTATATTATAAATATTAGAGGATAATATGAAATTACTATATGAATAATTATTATTATTTGTTAAATTTAATAATAATTCATTTGGATTTACTTTAAAATTGGGATTTTGATAATAATAATATAAATAATCATTTGAAGTATGAGAAGAAATAATATTTGATGAAAAATCTTTAATATATGATAAATAATTATTAGTATT